CAATGGATATGGGAGAAGCGGGTAGAACATCAATATTACCACCTACTATAGCACCAGTACAAGATCCGTATGGAATTGGTACTGCAGGTGAGTTTGCTGGAATGCCTACTACTCCAAAAACACCTACTGTTTCTAGTGTAGCTCAAGCTGAATCACTTATGGGTCCACCCCTTTCTGCAAAATTAGCGCCTGATGTATCCTTGCGTCCTAAAGCAAGACCAACTACTTTTAGTGATGCATTTGCTGCCGCAAGAGCAGCAGGACAAAAAACATTTTCTTTTGATGGTAAAGAGTACACCACAGAACTTGCAGAAGAAAAACCCGCAAAAGCTCCTGCAGCAGACAAACCTAAAAGTGGTCTTGATTTTAATCCTGCAACTTCTGAATTTAAAACAAAATATGAAAGAGATGAAGCATTAGCTGGTAATCTTGGAAGTACTGCAGCTTATAAAGCTACAATGGAAGTACACAAACAGGGACTAGCTGCAAAAGGTATTAGTGATAAAAAAGATAAACCTGCTGCTACAACAACAAAACCTGCTGCGACAACTACGACAACTCGTAGTAAAGAAGATGTGCAAAAAGACATTAATGCAGCTTTAAAAAAATCTGGTGGAGAATGGACATCTGAATTAAATACACTTGTAAAAGAACGTGACACTGCTACTCCTGCACCAAAACCAGCGGCTAAAAAAGATAGTGGCGGCGGTGGAGATAAAGGCTCTGGCGGTGGTGGTGGCGGTTGTGTAATTGCCACACATGGTATTTCTACTGGTGGTTTTAGTGCACTAGATAAAGCTAAAGCAGAAATATGGTGTGAACGTACATATCATGGTAAATGGTATGGTGAAGCATTTAGACGTGGGTATCGTTATGCTGGCAATAAAGCAATACAAAAAGGTAAGGCCGAAAAACACTACCAAGAGTTTAAAGACTTTGTTGCTTATGGTCGTGGAATAAAAAAAGATTGGAAGTCTAAAATAAATTATTATAAGAGAACTATTCAATTCTTTTTAACTGGGCTTATTATAAAAGAGGATGTATAATGGATAGACAAAGTACATATGGAGAATACTTATCACAAGTAGGATCACGGTATAATAAACTGTCAGAAAATGAAAAAGACGTGCTACGTGCTCTACGAGGCACAGAACAAGGTTTAGTTCTTGGTAAAGTATTAGGAACTGAAATGGCACTTGCAAATTTAGGGACAAGTAACTCAACAAAAGTAAGTGCAAAAAAACGTGGGTTAGGAACACGATAAACAACCTAAATACGCTGGCTACTCATCCCCCATCCAACATGGCTACGGTGGCCCCAGTTAAGGAAATAACATGTCTGAAGAAATGGTAGTGGAACAACCACAAAAATCTATGGCGTTTATGTCAAAGCCATACTCTAATCAAGATCGTATTAAAAAAGACGAAGAAGAATTAGAACAACTTATTGCACAACAAAAAGGTGAAGTACAAGAAGAAGAATCTGTAGAAGAAGAACCTACAAGTGCAGAGGAAAAAAGTTTTAAAAAACGTTATGGTGATCTTCGTCGTCACATGCAGCAAAAAGAAAAAGATTGGGAAGATAAGTTTAAACAACTTGAAGGCCAATTAAAAGACATAACACGTAAAGAAATAAAACTCCCTAAGTCTGATCAAGACATTGAGGCTTGGGCTGCACAATATCCAGATGTAGCAGCTATTGTAGAAACAATTGCAATTAAAAAAGCTCGTGAACAAAGTGCTGGACTAGAAGATCGTGTAAAAGAAATTGATGAGCTTAGAGCTACAGCTTCAAGAGAAAAAGCAGAAGTAGAATTAATGAAAGCTCATCCCGACTTTGGCGAAATTCGTGAAAGTGATGATTTCCATGAGTGGGCAGAAGAACAGCCTAAATGGGTTCAAGATGCTCTTTATGAAAATGATAGTGATGCTCGTTCAGCCGCACGTGCAATTGATTTATATAAAGCAGATCGTAATATTAAACCTAAAAAATCTGCAAATGAAAAAGATGCAGCACGTTCTGTAGGTAGTCGTAACAGTAGAAGTCAACCTGATACAGACTCCGACAAAACAGTGTTTAGAGAAAGTGACGTAAATAAAATGACCGCAGCACAATACGAAAAAGCAGCCGATGATATTATGGAAGCTATTCGTACTGGTAAATTTATTTACGATATGTCGGGTTCTGCCCGATAAAAGGGTTGACATATAAGTTATTTATGATATAACTATATGTACAATGTAAAAAGTGTAGCCCCTTCATAGGTTTACCTACACTTTTTATAATCTTAGCAAACAACACGTACTTTCGGACTCACCTAATCCCTCGTGGCCCATAAGGTGTAATGTAGGCCAACATTACGTTTTATGCACCCTAGTACATTAGCCTCTAATAAGTAAAGTTAGTTTTGCATCTGTGTGCTCATAATGCTATAAGGAGAATATCAATGGCATTTTCAACAGCGTCAGGTTACGGCAACCTGCCTAATGGCAATTTTAGTCCCGTAATCTATTCCAAACAGGTGCAACTTGCATTCCGCAAAGCATCTGTTGTTGAGGCAATCACTAACTCTGATTATTTCGGAGAGATTGCAAACATGGGCGATAGTGTTAAAATCATTAAAGAACCTGAGATTACAGTGAAAGCGTACTCACGTGGTACAACTATCACTCCACAGGATCTTGATGATGAAGACTTTTCATTGACCATTGACAAAGCTAACTACTTTGCCTTCAAGGTCGATGATATTGAAGAAGCTCACTCACATGTGAATTTCCAATCTATCGCTTCTGATCGTGCAGCCTATCGTTTGGCTGACCAATTTGACCAAGACGTTCTTGGATATATTTCTGGCTTTACACAGTCAGCAATTCATGGACGTGCCAATACAGCTAACACAACCGTAAATGGTTCTAAAGCTGTATCAACTGCTGGTTCTGATGAACTGCTTTCAAGCATGAAGTTAGACGCTTCTGACTTTAATGCTGGTACTGGTGGTAACTCTATCGTTGTCAAGCCTCGTACAGGTGCAGACACGTTGAACACCACTGCAGCTAATGCGACACCAATGCAAGTTATTGCACGTATGTCACGTAAGCTGGATCAGCAAAATGTTGACACATCAGGTCGTTGGCTCGTAATTGACCCTGTATTTGCTGAACTTTTGAAAGATGAAGACTCACGTCTTTTGAACTCAGACTTCGGTGGATCAGGACTTCAAAACGGCTTGATCATCAATAACATTCACGGCTTTAAAGTCTTTATGTCTAACAACCTTCCTGAAGTAGGTGACGGTCCAACCTCAACCACATCTTCAGGTTCAACGCACTACGGTGTATTGGTTGCTGGTCATTCATCTTCTGCTGCAACTGCAGAACAGATTAACAAGACTGAAACATACCGTGATCCAGATTCATTCGCTGACATTGTTCGGGGTATGCATCTATACGGTCGTAAGATCCTTCGTCCAGAAGCTCTGGTCAATGCGATCTATACGTCTGGTCTATAAGGGGAGGGATAAATAATGGCTACAGTTACTACTTTATCCGCTGCCGCACACGGCTCAAGTGCACGTGGACGTTCTCCATATATCGTAGAGCAGGAAATTGATCTTGCTGCTGCTGCAACTGCTAAGGGTTCTGCCTTAGCTGCTGCTGATATTATCCAAGCAATTACTGTTGGTGCAAATACAATGGTAATGGCTGCAGGTATGGAATGTACTACAACACCTTCAGGTGGTACTGGTACGGTTCTTGACCTTGGTATCACAGGTGGTGACGTTGATGCATTTGTTGACGGTTTTGCATTTGATTCTGCTTCTGCAGGTGACTATGCAACCTTGGCAAACACTGCATGTCCTATCTTGGTTACAACATCAGATACAATTGATGTTTTAGTCCAAGCGGCTACTACAGTATCTACCGCAGGTAAGGTACGTGTATATGCTGTATTGATGGATGTTGACGGACTTGGCGAAATGACTGCCGATGAAGTTGCACGAGATGCACTTGCATAAATAAACTACGGGGGCTGCTTTAGGGTGGCCCCTTAACTAAATTTAGAGGATCTAAACATGGCTATTACAACAGCAATGTGTACAAGTTTCAAATCAGAGCTACTTGGTGGTGTCCATGATTTAGACACCGATAGTATTAAACTTGCTTTGATTAAGGCTTCACCTACAGGTACATACGGTGCAGCTACAACTAATTATAGTGATGTAACAGGTAACTCCGATGAGTCATCTGGTACTAACTATACTGCTGGCGGTAATGTACTTGATAGTG